TAAAAGATGTAGAGGACAAGTATAGTAAGTTGTCATACAGGTTGGATGAGAGGACTGGATACCCTATAAAAAATACTAACATAGATTTAGATTTAGTTAATAAACAAAAACAACAAGAAATCTTTAACTTAAATGTAGAAAGATTTAGAAAACAAGGCAGAAATTTAACTCCCGTAGAACAAGAGCGAGAAACTATAACTTATACAGATAATATCAATAAAAATAAAACAATAATAGAGAACAAAGCTAAGGAAAAAAAGAGTTATTTAGAGGAATTAAGTAAAGAAGATAAAACTGATAGTCCTAATTTTATTTCAAGCTGGAAGAAAGTAATCAACACAGTTAGAAATACATGGGATTATAATTCAAAAGTAGATGACGATATTTCAAAAGCAGAGACACTTAAAAATAATAATCAAAAGTTTTTAGATTTTGTAGGAAAAGGGGTTAATCCTTTTAAAAATAGAGAATATAACAATGGAGAAGATATGATAGATGCTGGTTCATATATTGACCCATCTATAGCTTCAGATGCTAAAAAAGCAATAGAAACCCAAGAAGAAATTACAACAAAAATTGTTCCAACAGCAGAAATAAAAGAAGATGAGCAAAGCCGAAGACTTCGTAGAAATTTTCCCCTCAACTCCTTTATTACAATTAAGGAGTTTAAAGGCCTAACCGCAGAACAATTCAAACGAAACGCTTTAGAGAAAGCGTATAACCTGGCTGCTCAAAACTTAGATAATGAATTAACTCCTTTATATGATAAAATACAGTCTGAAATTGGCATACCTAAGTCGGAAGTCGCTAGAAAAATAGACACATATTTGACTTTTCAAAATGAGCGGGAACAGGGATTATACCCAAATATAGGTAAGTTATCAGAAAATGACATAAAACTATTTAATAACCCTAATTTTAAGAATATAGCAGACACCTATCGTAAAACTGCTATTCCTCAAATAGTTGAGGGTAAAAAAAGAGTGTTATCTTTGGCTAACGTAGATATTTATAATCAAGAAAAAGCTAATGCATTTGGCACCATAAATCAAGTAGAAAATATAGGGAGAAAAGAAGCAATACGCACAGCTATATTAGATAAAAATGTAGAAGAACAAGGAATTTTATCTGAAGATGGATACAATAAATTATTGTATAATACTGCTTGGTTTTCTTCAAAATTTAATGATTTTACTATAAACCAGACAGCGGCTGCGTTTCAAATAGGGACTCAAGCAGTTACTGGGGCATTTACAGGAAAAGTTTATACCCCCGAATGGACTGAAAATATTATAAATACTACTGATTTATTGGATAATTTAACTCAGCAAGACAGTCATTTTAAACTATCTATATTTAAAGACGATAAATATATTGACAGAACGTTGCCTTCGGGAGATATAGTAAAGGTTCAATATACTCCTGAAGGTGATATAATAAATGCTTTTGGAGGGGATATGGAATATACAATAAATAATCCTGAAATAATGCAATGGCTTGCAAATGATTTTGAGGCAAACAAAGAAGAAATAGTGGCAAATGGTAAATCTTTGTGGGAAACTGAAGGGGGAAAAGCAGTATTTTTAGAGAATGTTTGGAATAGTATGGCTCCAGAAATGGTAGAGGAAATGCCCTCTTTATTGGTAGGGGCAACTGCAGGTAGAATTGCAAAAGCATTAATAAGCGGGTCGGCTAATGAGAGAAGATTAGCCCAGGGAGCGGAGTATATGATTAATGTCGCTAGTAACATGACAGAACAATATCCTTCAATCTATAAGAAATATCAAGAAGCTGCACAGGACAAAGACAACCCTTTTCCTGCATTAGCTACTTCTGGTGCTTTGGCTTTCGCTACATTGTTTACATCTACTTTACAAAGTAAAGCAATAGGATTAACTGGTAATGATATAAACAAGGTAATAATGCCTGAAGCTATTGAAGCGTCTTCGGAAGCAGTGAAAATTATTAACAAACAATTTGCTAAAATTCCTGATGTAACTTTAAGAGAAAAGTTAACCAATGCTGCTATTAACAAAGTAATGTTTAAGAATATTATGTCTTCAGCGGCAAAAGTCTTAACAACATCGGCAAAAGTGGGGGGACAAGAAGCTACAGAAGAAGTTATATTAGAGCCTCTTGTTAATGCTGCAGCTAATTTTATTAACGAAAAGATAACAGGAGATAGAGCATATAACCAAGAAACTTTAAAAGATTTGAATTTTTTAAATCCAGATGTAGCAATAACTTCTTTTTTCACTGGTAGTACATTATCTCAAGGAATGGATATAGTTAAATCTATGTCAACTAAAGGTCCTTTTTCAAAAGAAGATTATTTAAAAACAGCTTTTGAAAATGAAGCTACTTTTACTTCTATGGTAGATATTATGACTCAGAGTGGTAATAATAACTTTTCTGAAGAAAACCAAGCAAAAATGATGGCTGATTATAAAGCATTAAAAGACTCTTATAATGCAAGAAAATCAGAACTTGGAGTTAATGATGAAGCTTTAGCTACCTTAAACTTTGCAAATCCTGTAATAAAAAGCTTTGTAAACTCTATTGGAGAGACAGAAAAAAGTTTAAATAAAGTTAATAGTGGTAGAACTTTTGACAATGCTATTATCCGACAAAGTTTAAATGAAAGAGAATTAGCTGAAAAGAAGATTGCTTTAGATGAAGAAGCTGCTAAAGGAAACGTATCTGTTTCTCCTGAAGGTACCTATAGAACAGTGGGTAGCAACCCTCTTACTGAAGAATTAGGTAAACAAATTAGTGAGTATGAGCAGTTACAATTAAGTAATAATAATTTAACTACATTCATAGATACTTTTAATAAAGAAACTAAGCCTGTTCAAAAGCAATATATACAAGAGTTAAATCAAGTTACTTCTGAAGCTCCTGACCTTATATATGCAAAAAATAGCAAGGAAGGTGATTATGCATATAAGGCAGTAAGCAATGCTATTATGGATAAACAAATGGCTATGAGCCAATTGGAAAAAGTAAACGCTGAAATAGAGACTGCTGTAATAGATGGAACAGACACTAAAGAATTGCAAGTACAAAAGCAAAATTTAGAGAAAGCTATTAAGGCTAGTGATAAAACTATAACTACTCTTAAAAAGCAATATAAAGCAGGTAGAGTTAATACACAAAACGAGACCATAAAGAGATTTAATGAGTTTAGAACTGCCAGTTTAGTATTACAAGATAAGTTAGAATCTATGGCAGGAGTAGATGCAACTGATGAAGAGATTGAGCAAAGTGAAATCAATGATGCTTATGCGGATTATTTAGACGCATTTAAAGCATTAAAGAAATCAAACTCTACATTGAAAAAAGAATATGGAGTGGAAGTACTCGACTCTAAATATACTCCTATTAGTTTGGAAGAATTTCAGACTAGAAAGAATAATATTAAAGAAAAAAACACACTTTCTAAAAAATTATCAGAGAATAAAGGTACTTTAGGTGACGTAGAAAGGTTGATAGGTCTTGAATATGCTACAAGAGCAAAACGAATTAAAGATAGGGTGCAAGTTACTACTCCTAAAAATAAGGAGGAGATAAAAGCTATTTTAGATGATAAGGAGCAAGTGTATGAGTATGCAAAAAGATTAGGGTTTAATAATAAAAAGTCTTATGCTCAAACCAAAAAAGCAGTGAGAACTTATTTAAATAAACAATTGTCTACTCAAGATGAAACACGTTTAGAGGGAGTTTCTGCTGTTTTTGTTGAAAAAACCCCTAGACAAGTGAATGGGAATCCTATGTTTGAGGTGGAAGGTGCTTTATACAAACCTGCGGGATACAGTGTTTCTCCTACTATGATGACTCAAGAAGAGAGAAATACGGTATTGACAAATGCGGTTATTAGTGAAATAGCTAAACAAGTATTTAACAACTCATTATTATTAACCCCTTATAATGTATCTCAAATAATAAATAAAGTTATTATTGAATCTGGGTTTGATACAGAAGTAGGCATTGATAATAGAAGTTTGCAATTTATAGCAGAAACAATATTAGCATTAAAAGCAGATTTAGATGCAAAAGGATCTTCTTATAAGTTTAATGACGATGTAGTTATCTCAAAGCTTTCTGACGATACAGAAAGAGGGTATGAGGGGATGGCAACTACTCCTATTTTAACAGTGGTTGATACTGAAGGCAATGTACACTTAATTGATTTTAAATCTTTTTCAGCAGGTAACTATGCTGCGGCATCTTCAGGTTGGTCTAATACCCTCACTGAAATACAAGCTATTTTCCAAGATAATGGAATAACAGTGGCTTCTATAAATGTCTTGCCTATTAGAGTGAATAATACCTCTACAACTGAAAACGGTTTAACTAATTTAGTTATTGGTAAAACTAGTTTCAATACAATTCCTAATAATGATAATCCTATTAGTAGAACATTATTACAACTTGCAACTAGTGAACCCATATTAACTACTTTAGAAGAAGAAGGATTGTTAACCAAAGAAGAAGTAGAGTCATTCAATGACATTCCTTTAGACGAGACAGATACCCCTATAACCCCTGCTGATAAATTAAAAGAAGATTCTTTGGTAGTACTTGAAACTGAAACTCCTACAACAACAGAAGGAGCTGTTTCTGGGCAAGCAACTGTTACTGCTACAGAAAAAAACATGAAAGCAGAGGATAAAAATAAACATACTAAAGATACTCCTAAAGAAGTAATGGAGGAAGAAACACCTGAAGGAGTATTTGCTGGTTTAGGAAAAGGTGTCTATATCCAAGTTAAATATATCCAAGCTAAAGAAACTAAGAACGACTTCTATATGATAAAAATATTTGGAGATACTGATCTTGCGAATAGGTACGGGAAGAAAAAAATGTCTTTAGAGGACTTGAAACTTGTATACGAGGCTAATAATTGGTTTGCTCCAAAATCTTTTGAACCTAAAGACCCTAAAAAACTAAGCACATATCAATTAAGATACGCTGATACACTAACCCCTGTACTATCTAAAAATTATGTTGAATTTGTACAACCTAATGGATTTAACGAAGTAATTAATGATATTACGGTAGCTGCCGATCTTATTGGTACAGAAGTGGAAATAGTAGAGAATAACGAATCAGGATATAATGATACTAATGAAGTACAAAAAGATTTTAAAACCAAAGCTTCTTTATCTATTGTAAATGAAAATGGTGAAAAAATTGCAGTAGTTCCCCCTAATTCTCCTTTAAGAGAAAATTTAAAAATAACTAATAAAAACGGACTTAATAGACTGCAACCAACAATTGCTACAATAAAAGATATAAAATTTAACAACTTTAATAGAAAAACTGATGAATTGTTCTCTGAATGGGAGAAAAAGGCACTAGCATCTGGGGTATTGGTTCCAGGAGAATATGAAATGGTTTATATTGGGATGGAAAATAAACGACCTGTATTTAAAAATCAAAATGGAGTAGTAGTGCCTGGCAGAGTTCCTAAAGACCCAAAATTAGGTTCTGCTTATCTTTTTATAACTAATTTCCCCACTAAGAATATCATGATACCAATGGGAACTCCTAAACTAGCGGAATTAGGATATACCATACAAGACTTAAAACCATTACTTGCTTTAATTGATATAAATGAAATTACTAAAAATGAGGCTAATGCTGAAAGTATTTATAGTAATTTTATAGCACAGTTAGATGCACTTGTTAGAGATGGCAAATTAAAAGACCCTAAATTAAAAGATTTACAATTTTTACTTTCTAGTGAATTAGGTGGACAAGAATTGACTTTAAGAGCATCTTCAACTCAATCTAACATAGATAAATTAGATACAATTGGCGTTTATAAAGATAAAGAAGATAAGGAAGGTATTTTAATAAGCTTTCTTTTAGATAGAATTATCACTATGAATGATGAGACTCTAGGAAGCCACTCAATAGATGTAAATCCTAATATACTTTTTGCTGATAATGCTTTAGTGTTAGATAATATAAAACCTAAGCCAAAAGCTAAAAAGCAAATATTATCTTCTACAGCTTCACAACCAATAAATACTACCATTATTAGTGAGTTATTGAATCGCCTAAAAGAAACAGGGTTGGCCAACGAGGTGTTTGAAATGACTAATGATGAGATTGAAGAAAAATTGATAGAGCTAGGAGTAGATGCCGAAACTGCTAAACAAGTAATTGCTTATCATGGTAGCCCTTATTCGTTTGAACGTTTTACCAATGCCGCTATTGGTACAGGGGAAGGTGCACAATCCTTTGGTTGGGGATTATATTTCACAGATTTAGAAAATATTGCTAAAAACTACGCAAATAATCAAAGTCTTATTGAAAAACATTTAAATATTGAGTATGATTATAATATACCTGATAGATTTTATCAAATCCCTAAAAATAATAGAAAGACAAAAGAAGACATTATAGAATATGTAGACAGTCAGATACAAGGATGGCAAGATAGAGACCAGTATCAAGTTCAAGAATGGACTAAATTAAAACAAAAAGTTTCAACATATCAGCCAAACTTGTATAAAGTATCTTTACACAAAGGTAAAACACTTGAACAATATACTTGGTTAGAGTGGGATAGTCCTATTACAGAGGATGTTAAGAGGATATTTGAAAAAATAGGATTTATTTGGGATTTTGAAAAAACGCCTTTGACGCAAGGAAAAGCATACGCAAATTTTACTTCGCAAATAGACGAGAAGTTAAAAGATAGAAGTGCAGCACAAAGACAAATATCTTTACTACTTTTAGAAAATGGAATAGACGGTGTAAAATTCCCCTCAGAAAGTATTTCTCGTGGGGCTACATCAGAAACTGCAGAAGGCTTTAACTATGTAGTATTTGATGAAAACGCCATTACTATTGAAGAACAAATAAAATTCCAAAAAACCCTTTCTTCAAAAGGAATATCCCTTACAACAGCAGGGTTTGTGTACAATGGTGATGTTTATTTGAATATAGATAACATGAATCTTGACACTCCTGTACATGAGTTCGGACATTTATGGTTATCTTGGGCTAAAAGTAATCTAGCAGAAGCGTATGCAAGAGGGTTAGAGTTAGCTAAGTCAGACGAAGCAGAGCCTTACAGACAATATGTAATGGAAACTCAGCCTGATTTGGAAGTAGATAGTGAGGCGTTTTTAGAAGAGGTATTGGCTCAAGCTATTGGAGATAACGGGGCAAAACTTGTAGAGGAAAATAGTGCTGAAACTAAGTCTTGGTTACAAGGATTATGGGATGCTATTGGTAAAATGTTAGGAATATCAGAATTAGTAGCTAATGGAGGATATAAAACTCTTACTTTAAATGATTATGCTAAAGCAGTTGCAGTTGATTTATTGAAGGGAGAGAATTTTACAGGTAAAGATGGGAAAGAGAATTTTGCAAGATGGAAAGGCAACAATAAATTAGTAAATGGTGCTCAAATACAAGATGTTAAAACAGGAGAGCCTATTGTTGCAGAAGTTTATCATGGAACTACTAATGAATTTTATGAGTTTGATGCTTCTGTAAAAGGAAATATTGAGGGTCATTTAGGGAAAGTAAATTATTTCACTTCTGATATGCAGGATGCTAACGCAAACTACTTATCTGAAGGAGCGGATATTACAGGTAGAGTTAGCAGAAGGTCAGAATATTTAGAGGATTATTTATTTGATGAATATGGAATAGTTGCAAGACAATCACCACCTACAAAACTAAAAGAAAGTGATTACGAAAAAATATCCAAAGAATTTGGAATATCTGTATCAGACTTAAAAAAGCAAAAAACGTCTGAACTATATAAATATATTGCTGAAAAAGAATTAAAAGGCAGCACAGAACAAGTATTAGATTTATATGTAAAACTTAATAATCCTGTTGTATTGGGTAAGGGTTCAACATGGTTTGAAACCTTGAATGTATCTGATTCTGATTTAGACCAAGCTGCTCAAGAAATTGCTGATGAAAATGATATTACCCTTGAAGAAGCCAAAGATGATTATCAATATGATATAGAGATAAGAGCAATAGAAAATACTGGCTATGAAAATTTACATGTAGAAGCATTAAGAGATGCTCTTGAATCAAATGGATATGACGGAGGATTGGCTTCTGATATTTTAGGGGATAACTATTATGAAAGAGATGTAGATTTAAATAAATTAGAAAAAGATTTAAGAAAAGCGGAATTGTATGATAATGCAGAGGGAGAAATGGCAAGTGGCCAAGTCATTGCAGACTTCTTTAAAAACCTAGGATTTGATGGGGTTATTCTAACAGATGTTTCTGAAAGATTTAAAAATATGGGATTAGGAAGTGGTACATCTCATATCCACGTTTTTGATGATTTTAATAATCAAATTAAACTTGCTGATGGTAGTAATGTAACTTTTGGGGAAACTCCTGATATTCGGTTTCAAATAGTACCTACAGAAGAAACTACACAAATACCTGATTGTGTGTAGAACTAAATAGTAAAATAAATTGTTAATAAATAAAAGAAATAAAAATGGAATTAATATCTCAAAAAACAATAGATGCCTTAAATTTAAGGATACAGCAAGAGCAAATGGCTTCTAAATTATATGAGCAAATGTATTTGTGGTTGGAAAACAAATCACTAATAAACTCTGCTGAATTCATGAAGAAAAACTATTTGTCTGAATTAGCACACGCTGGTTGGGCTAAAGAATACCTTCTTTCTTTTGATATTATGCCTGAATTAGCAACAATAGAAGAGCCTGTTAACGATTTTGCTTCATTACAAGATATTTTTAACAAAGTGTATGAGCAAGAAGTGTTAACCACAAAACAATGTCTTGAATTAGCAAAACATGCTATGGAAGAACCTGATTACAACCTACTCACACTGGCTCAAAAATTCAATGCAGAACAAGTTCATGAAATTAACGAGATTAACAACATATTAGATGTATTGAAACATTCTACCGATTTACTCATTGTAGACCACTACATAGGGGATATGTTAAAAAAGGGAAATTAAAAATTATTTCTTACTTTTGTTATGTTTCCCTCCCTTTTGGTTGGGAACATTTTTTTTAAAATAATAAAAATATATGGCTAAGTGCTCATTACCTTACATAGAAAAAAGATTTAGAGACAGTAACCCTCAATTGGCGGATAAGCTAAATGCTATTGGCTTAAAGGTATTTGAAGATATTTCTAATTCAAACTTATTTGCCAGAAAATCTGGTAATTTTATGTTTAATAAGCTAGGAACTAAAAAGAGAGTCTCTCAGAATGAATTTGTATCTAAATTAAATACAGATTTAGGGGCGGAAGTAGTGAGAGAAATAGAAAGTAAAGTAAGTGTAAATGTACTTCCTTTAGCTTCAGAACAAGAAATGGCAGCAGTTAGTGTTGGTGTAGTGGGAGGGGCGGAAACAAAACAAAGTCCATTAACAAATAAGGTTTTTAAATTTTTAGATAAGGTTTTTGATAGATTTTATGACGAAGGCAATCCCCTTGAATTGAAGATTGGTAAAACTAAGATAGAGGTTGGCCTTGAAACATTAGCAAGTGGCGATGAGTCTATTTTATTGGGGGATATTTTTACAGAACCAGAAAGTCAGGGAAAAGGGGAAGCATCGAAAGTCTTAAAAGCAATAACTGACTATGCAGATAAGAATGATACACCGATTTCTTTGAGGGCATCATCAGGAGGGAGATACGAAGTAAAAGGATTATCACAAGAAGACTTAATAAAATTTTATCAAAAAAATGGGTTTGAATTGTCCCCAGATGCAAGTGTGTTTGGCAGGGATGAAATTTTTATGGTTAGAGAACCAAAAACAGTAGGACAACCCCAAGCAGGTATTGTTGGTGTAGGGGGAGAAGAATTTAAATACTCAGAAGAACTTCCAAATTCTTTTATAACATTATCAGATTTTGAAGAACCTGCATATACCCCTACAACTCCAGAGACACACCCTGAGAGAAAAGCACCTTTGGCCCCAGAGCCAATAAAGTCTATCCCACAACAATGGGCTGAATACGAAAGTTTAAAGGATAGAACAGATTTAACTCCTGACGAAGAATTAGATTTAGCTGTTTATAGAGCTAAGTTTGATATGTTTGATACACCTTCTCAGTATGAGAAAGTTATGTCAGACCCTACGTCTAAACCTTTTGTTTCTTTTAGAGAAAAGAAGTTAGAGGAGTTATTACTTAGATTTGCTGACAAATTTGGTATCACAATTGCCAATATTGAAGATTTTCAAAAACAATATTTTGAAAAGACAGGTAAGTTTATCCCTGCTAATGGTGTAGCTAATTTGTTTGAAAAAGTAATATATGTTTCAGAAGGAAACACAGATGCTCTTACCGAAGAGGTGGCTCACTTTATCATAGCAATGTTGCCTAAAGATGGCGAACTTTATCAAAACTTAAAGCAATATATTTCAAGAACAAAAGAATATGAATTGTTCTATGATAAGTATTTAGCTCAATATGAGGGAGATGTAGATAAAACCGAAGAAGAGATAATGGGTAAAGTATTTAAAAATGCTTTACAAGATAAAGAAGAAACGATGCCTTTATCAGTTAAATCTGTAGTAAAAAGAATTATAAACTATATTTCTGATTTATTTTCAGATGATAGAACAGAATACTTGGATTCTTTGAATCAGTTGAAAAAAATGTTTTTTGCTGAAAATCTGGCAGAAGGATTGGATGCTGCTAATATAAATTATGACGAACTATATCAATTAAATTTTGAAATTACAGGTAAAAATAATAGTGTTGCTGAATTGGCAGACAGGTCTAAAAAATTTGATTTAGGTGCAAATCTCCTTATAGAGAATCTAGAGGATACTCTATTTAATATTAGACAACAAGCTATAGAGTCTAACCAGGCTGAAGCTTTAAAGACTTCTAATTATTTGTTAAGTATATTAGGTAAAAAAACTGAGCAAGATGCAGATAAAGCAAAGATTTTATCTAGTATGGTGTTTTCTTCAGTTTCTACTATAAGACGTTTACAAGGTTCTTTTAATGAATTTGATAAGTTAAATATACCTGAAACATTAGAAACAGAGTTTAATAGAGATAATTTAATGAAGTTAAGCTATGATGACTATAATAAATCATTATCAAAATTAGCTAGTTATATAAATTATTTACAATCTTTATACTCTCTTTCAAAATCAATAGAAAGCACTTCCAAATTAATGAAGTTAGAGTCTAATGATATGATTGCATTTAAAAAAATTATTTATGCTTTAGACCCTTCAATAACAGAGAACGATGAAATCATAAAAGCATTTAATTTGTTGGAAGGAGAAGGTGTTGCAGTTATGACAAAAAAGATAGAAAGCCTTTATCTAAAAAATGTAAAACAAATTTTAGATATTTACATGTCTGCTTTGAGCACAGAAGATCAAAAAAGATTTTTAGAATATCAAAATGAAGCTGTATTTGCCAATACAGATGCAAAAACTATTGCAGATAAGAATAACAATAAAATAGAATATTCTAAAGGAATATTTAGCAATATAAAAAGTTTATTTAGCAAAGGAATCACTCCTGTAACCATGCAAAATGATACATTTATACAGAGTGTAGATAGATTTGTATGGGCTATGGAGCAAATGGGAAAAGAAAGAGCTTCTAAGGAAGTTGCGGAAGTTCAAAAAATTGAAAATAGATTATATCAAAATGGGGCTAACGCTCAGAATCAAGACTGGCTTTCAGAAAAAGATGATAAAGGGAGGTCTACAGGTAACTTAATAACTAAGTTAAATTTCTCTAAATACGCCAATTTAGCTGCAAAAAATCTAAAAGATAAATTGCGTAAATTGCCTTTTGCTAGTAATGATAATATAAAGGCCTTACAAAAAATAGATTTTAATTCTCCTAAACAAGTGTTTGATTCTCTTGGAGAATTATTAAAAGATAATAAAATAACTCAAGAAGAATTTGACAAGGCAAAAAATTATTTAATGGCTGAAAAAGCTTTATATGATTTAGAGCATACAAATCCAAATTATACTTCCACTACACTCAGTAGCAATAGTTTAGATGCGTTAAGAAACTATATTGACAGAAATATAGTAAATGTCAGAGAAGCATTAAATGATCCAAACTTTGATTGGGAAAATGATGAAATAGAACTTATTTCTGATGACTTTGGAGATTTGGAATCTGCTTTGGAAGAGTTAATAGCAGAAAAAAGAGCATTATTAGAAGAAAAATATTTTACTGTAGATGAAGATAAAAGAGTTCTGCTAAAAGCAGATGGTACTCCTGATTTAGACAAAAATGGTAATGAAAAATTAAACCCTATTTATAAAACTGAACTTGATTTTGTAGAAGCACTTTTAAATAAATATAAGTATAAAATAGGTTATACTACTGATACCGATGGTAATTTTTATCCTGAGAAGATAAATATAGATGTATGGGGAGATGAGTTTTTATTTGAATTGTCAGATTCACACCCTGACGCTAAAAACTATACCAATAAAGATTATTTAGAGTTAGAAGATAAGGCTGCAAATGGAGATGCTTTAGCTTTAGCCAAAATGGATATGGTTAATTACATCAAAAAATGGAATAAACAAAATAATCTCCCTTCTAATTTCTTACCTAAAGGAGCTAAAAAAGACTCTGAATATTTACAAATGTTCGGTAACAAAAGATTTATAAATATCTTTGGAGTAAATTTTGATGTAGCTAAAATAATTACTCAAGTAGTAATTCCTTTTGCAGGAGTGGCAAACACTCCTATGTTATTTGGAATAGCGGCAGGACTAGTCAATCCTTTGACATTAGGAGTATCTTCTATGATTTTTTCATATTTCTTCTATAATAGAATAGCCAACCAAGCTGTTAAATTTATATCAATATATGGAGACACTTATGGGAGAATAAATGATACTAAAGGGTTAAAGAGATTTGCAGTAGCTTTAGCTAAATCATTAGGAGTGTATAATAAAGCTCTACAGTTTGAGCTGAACAAAGACGATAGTATTATTAGTACAGGTGAACCTGAAAAGTCAGAACTTTGGCTAAAGAAAATGTTTTATAAGATTTTTAAAGCTGTAGACCAAAAACAAGCTAATAAGAAAAACAAAATAGACGTTATTCCTAGAAAATATACAGAATATATTGAACCTGCTTTACGTTCCACCCAATATTTAGATAATTTTAAATCTTTCATATACGCTAATAAAGAATATGAGAATAAATCTATGTATGAAGGAGCTATAAGAGCTATGAATGATTTATATAGAAAAAGAGAGGATAAAAACGGAAATATTATTGGAGATGATTATTTAGAATCAATTTATATTGATAGATATTGGTATAATAAAATATATCCAAATTCCTTTGAAATGAAATTTATGAGAGTATTGGCGGCTCAAACAGGTTTCAATCAATTGACTGGTAATCTTAATACGGGTGTAAAGAACATTCTTACAGGTATTAGTATGATTTCAGCCAATGGAGGATTATTAGCCACTATGCCTGCTATCAAAGATGCTACAATATACTCTTTTAATATGATGATTTTGGCAAGAGGAAAAAATTCAAGAGTAGCTTTGGAGCAAAATAAAATTCAAATGATTAAAAAACATTTGAGGTCGAGTAGTTTTGGGGGAATTGTTGATTTTGATTACTCCGATTCTTCACTGGTACAAAAATTAAGATTAAATAATGCCCAAATAGTCAGTGATTTAGGGGAGTCTTTTATTAGTAGTGTTCTTGTATATAAATTTTTAAGAGATACAAAACTAATAGATGAGAATGGCAAAAAAATTGATATTATAAAGCATTTAACTATAAAAGATGGTAGACTTTCTTTAGACGATAAAGCCCCTAAAAATATATATTTTAATAATATCAATGAAATACAGAGTGCAGAAGATTTACAATTAGATCCTGGGTATGTAAAAGACATAAATCTAAGGGCAATTGTACCTAAAAATTTGCAGAAAGAGGCGTTAGTTCCTTTAGAAATAGATGTATATCTTAATAGAACATTACTACAAAATATAGATTACTTTAGACAAAGATCCCAGGGGGTTTATAATATATTGTTAAAACCTAGAGTATCCACTACTGCCATTGGTACCGCTTTATTTATGTATCAGCACTATGTATTACCTGGAGTATATACAGCATTCGGGAGAAAGAAAAATAATCCAAACTTAGAAGGTAGTGAAGAAGGGTTTATAATTACATTGGCTAAAGCATTAAAAAGAGGAGCTATTACAAATAGATTTAAAGATAAACTATCCCCTGATAGTGTAAATAATATTATGAGAATAAATAATATTAAAACAAAAGGACTATTGGAAGATTTAGGGGGGTTGGCAAATGTATATTTATATTTTTCAAAAAATAAAAATATAGTGACACAATCTTTATTAGATGCTGCAGAAGAACAAGAAAAAGCGATAAAATTTGCAGAAGAACAAGATGCAATTGTAGCTCAAGGTGGAGAAAGAAAAGAAGGGCCTGCTTATTATGCAGGATTTAAGGGTAAAAATAAAGAAGAAATATTTAAAGAATTGTTAATAGAAGCTAATAAGCAAAGAAGATTAAATGAATACGAGGCAACCAATTATAAAAAAGTAGCTAGTATTTTAGCTATGTATTTTCTTTTAAAGGCTGCTTTAAAATTTGCCTATCCTCCTTTAGAAGAGGATGAAATTGCCACATACATGGCTTCTGTATCGGAAGTGGTATCAAGTGAACTTTTTAGAACTTGGGTTCCTATATCAGAAGGAAGACTCGGATTTTCTTGGAATTTAGACCCAGCGGGAAGACGGGCTAATGAAGGCTTCCTTTCTTGGGATTTCACAAAAATTTCCCCTCTTGCAGGTAATGTAAATGATTTAGCTAAAAATATGTACTGGTCTGGGTCCGTTGGCTTATATAAATTAACGGGGATAGTGCCATTCTCACAAGAGACAGGTAACAAATTAATAGATGTAACAGGGGGAGAGATTCCGTTAATGAAAACAAAATACTCCTATGATAGAGAAGGATATGTTACAGGAGAAGTTAATGTAGCAGAGGAAAATTTAAAAGATTTCTTAATAGGAAATAGACTAAGAGATGCTTTGCGAAGTAGTGAATTAAGACAAAAAAAATATTTAGATATGCCTACTGGTGAACTTGCAAATATGATTTATAAATTGCAAAATGGGTATTACAAAGCTTATGGAAGAAATCTTGAAGAAGAGATAAAACCTACTGAAGAATAATAATAAAAAAGCCTCTCCGTTAAGAGAGGCTTTTATTTTTACCCTAAAAAAAATTAATCTTCTTGGAAGGTTCTATCTCTATATTCATCACCCTCTGATAAATCATTTAAAGAATTATCTATATAATTTTCATCATATTTAGTTTGCTCTAATTCATCTAAAAAATCACATAAATCAAAACAAAATTGTTTAAAATCTTGAATACCGTTAAAATCCTTACTCATTTCAACTTCTTCTTGATTTTCAATATTAAAAGCAATATTCCAATATAATGTAACATCAATTGTTTCTGATAAGTTATTATAATAAGCACATGCTTTTAAATTTAATTTAGGGTCTAAAGCTCTATGCAGACTAATAATAGCTTCTGAAGCCCCTTGTAATTTGTATTTTAAATAATCTTTCATTTGTTTAATTTTTATTTATCAAGTTAATATGAATATTCTCTAAACCCATTCGGGTAAAATAACCTCATCACTACCTTTTCAGCAAATACAATTTGAAGATACAACCCTGTATATGTAGTATAATTTAACATTTCGTGTACATCATACTTATGTCCTTCACTAGTTTCTGAGGTAAATATTGGTTCCACCTGGGTTAAATAAAGTGTTTCTGTTTGTCCATTTGTGTATATTATCATTAGCCCATTATCATCTTCATTAAATGATAATTTTGATGGTTGGGGAAAATATGTTGGCTTCTCCCCATATTCTTGGAATGAATATAATTTGGAATAATAATCCCATCCATGTTTTGTCTTAACCATTTGGGAATAAGATGATATGGTTATCATCATCAATATCAATGTTATTATATTTTTCATAACTGTTTTTGTTTTACGATTTGAATAAGTTTGTCAATACAAGCAAGTTCTGCTTCTTCATATTCAGTAATGTCAAAGTTTATCATATTTTCAAGTACTACTATTTTATTCTGATAAATTTTAATAATTAAAGAACCATCTTTATTATACTCAGTAATCGAATGTAAAAGTTGATACTTCTCTCTAAAAAATCTAAATGCTTGTTGGTAAAGTGGAGCTAATACGTTTTCTTCACTTATTCCTAATCTATTACAAAGACCTAAATCTTTTAAATGAATGTCTTTATTTCTATATTGAGAATAGTAAGCATGACAAGTATTATCAAATCCTAATTCTTTTAAAGCTAATGCTTGTTCGTGCGGTATAAATTCTTTATTCATTTTTTAATTTTTTTTAAATTGTTAATAATCAGGACAGACAGTAAACCTGTCAAATTAATGACAAGTTTACTTAACTATCTCTAAGTCAGGACAGGATTTGAACCTGTATGATAACTTATGAGCTATACTTATGGGTATTTCAAGGTTACTCTATGTTATCCTTACTATTAATCTTTGTTGATGCGTCTACCAATTCCGCCACCTGACTATATTTTATTTTTAATAAGAATATTCTCTGAACCCATTTGGATAAAACAACCTCATCACTACCTTGATTTGTCTTAATCATTTGAGAGTTTAGTTGCATGGCTATGATAATCATGCATAATGTAATTAATTTTTTCATGATTTTTTATTTTAATTTTAAAGAATTTCTATTTCAATAATTGATTCTAATCCTAATACTATAGCAGGTTTACCTTTAGGTTTATTTAATTCTAAATCCCGTTGTAAAATAGCTTCTTCTACTTCTTTGTTATTATTTGTGCTTTTATTATATTTATTATTCATCGTAGTTAAAATTTGATATTGTTAAATTAATGATAATCAGCTTTATATTCATCAAAGCAATCATCAAACTCAGCATAGTTTGTGAAAAGCTCTTCTCCTGGCTCAATATTTCTGAGTGCTATTGTAACATCTTTAGTGTTATCTAGATTAGGAGCATAACTATGATTAACAAAATTAGTTAAATCACAAGAAGAATAATAATAGTTATCTTCTGTCCAAGCATATTTGTTAAAATATTCTTGTTGAGCCTCAGACATTTGTTTTACTCTATCTATAGAAACTTTAATATCTACTCCTTCTACAAACTCCCATACTACAGAATCTTTTGGTATAAACTCTGTAGCAAATAAACCTAGACCCATTCTAGGATCTGCAGCCACTTTAACTTCTGTTTTAAATAGAAACATAATTTATTTTATTATTTATCAATATTTTCAGGTCTATATATATAATAAGGACTATTTGCATAAGTCATATCTACGTCTTCACTAGACATTCTAGGATTATTTATTTTAATCTTAGGAGGATTTTCTTTTTCATAAGGTTTAATAAAGTCAGCATTGTGCCATCTAAGAAGATTATTAGGGTGTATACAAAAATTACCACAATCTAATTCTATAAAATGAAAACACTTACTATCTAAATCTTCAGAATACCCAATATTAACAGAGTTTGGGTCAGTTTCATAATCATCTATTGTAAAATGATAGATTCCACTTCTCCATTTACCATCTCTACAAAAAACATCCACTCTTTTATGCTGCAAGAATTTAAAACAAGTTACAGCAATAGCGTTAGATTGGCAATCCCAACTTTCCAATAATGAAAGTCTTTTTTGTTCATCAGTGTCTAATACATCATAATCCTCAGTATGTTGAAAAGCTGATATAGGCATATTCCACATAATAGCCCCTATATTAGATTGAAAATGAAATAACATAGGATAATTTGTTACAGATTTAACTCCAAAGATAAATCCAGGTAAGTCTTCTTCCAGGCTTATAAATTCTTTTCTAATTTTACACTCTATATAGGGAGTGTTTGCGTTCAATTGACTCATAATTAATTTGCTCTAATAAATTTACTATTATTGTTTTCTACTTCACAGCAATACGCCAACTTTAAATAGTTAATAGCATCTTCATAAGAGTCTAATAAAGATTCATTTTTAATATTTTTACCCTCTGTTTTTAGGTTCCAAATTCTTACAAATTTAAGAATAACCATTAATGTTGCATATCCTTCTGGAGTAGCAGGATTAATACCTATTGTTTTAATTACATTGCTCACTATTTTAAAGTTAGAGAGTACATCTTCTGATGCATAGTCATTTGATTTTGATTTAATAAGACTAAGTGTCTTGTTGTCTAATTTTTCTATTAATTCTAATTGTTCTTGTGATGTCATAATTTTATTTTTAAAGGTTAAATGCGTTTAATGTATGTTCAAAAGGATTATCTTCTATATTTTTTACTAAGTCAAGCATTGTTTGTGCCAATTCTCTAGTCTCAGCTTGAGTGTCTGGTTTCAAACGTAAGTTCCACAAATGTATATAAGATAATAAACTGCCAGTCCAAATAAACGTAGTGTTTAAGTTTAATGGAAGTATAGACCTAGCTTGTTCTTTAGATACTCCAAGGTCTAAAAGCATACTATAAGCCTCTCTGCAGTTGTCTATAATACGTCTTTCTATATGTTTACAGCCCAATTGATTTCCCACAAGACCTTCACTTCCTTGTTTTGAGCTAGTAGATTGTTTTCTCCATTCAGAGATTTCTGAATAACTATCACTAAAATCAACATATCTTCCACTAATACTATTTGCTGACATTCCTATTTGATGTTTAAATAATTGTCTTTCTACATAAATAGGACAAGTTATTCTGAATTGTAATTGGGGGTGTCTAAAAGGTGAAGTGTGTTTATGGTTTACTAAATATTTTATTAATTTAGCATCTTTTTCTGTAAACTCTTCCACTTCTTTACCGTAACTAACTCGTGCCACATTTACCACAGTTAAATCATTTCCAAAATGTGATAATAATTCTACTTTATTGTTCATTTAATTTTAAAATTTAATGCAAAAATACACATAAAAAAATAAATCCCCCTAATTTTTTTTAGAGGGATTTAAAAAATGCCTACATTAATATCTGTACAAATACTAATGTAGGTCTTAATGCCCAGAGGTAGAGCTACAGTCTATTCGGGGACTTTACTATCTTAAAAAATTATCCACTGCAAGAAGCACATTCTAAAATATTTCTTACAAAACTTTGAGCACTACTTTGACTAAACTGATAATACAAAGTTTTAATACCCTCTTCCCATGCGTATAAGTATAATTGGTTAATATCTTTTACAGGTATAGACGGGTGAATAGTTAGATTTAAAGATTGAGCCTGGTCTATAAACTTCTGTCTCTGAGCTGCTTGTAAAATAATTTCTTTAGGAGATATTTCTAAAAAGGTTTTAAAAACTTCTTTTGTAGGAAAATCTAAATGCTGTACAGATCCATTATTTTTCAAAATACTTTCCCATACTTCAGTAGTATTTAGACTATACTTTTCCAATTCTTCAATTAAGAAAGGATTTTTATATACAGTTTTAATTTTAGCTAAATCTTTAATGAAATAGTTAGATTTAATTGGCTCTATACCCATACTAACTTGCCCTAAAATAAAAGAAGAAGATTTTGTAGGGGCAATAGCAACTAAGGTAGTGTTAGCAAACCCCTCTCTTATACAAGATGCTCCTCCCATTTCATACAATTCTTTAGAAGCATTTTCTGTTCTTTCCTTTAGTGTTTTAAAAATAGTATGGTTATATAGTTTTGCCTCTAATGATTCAAAATCAATAAGTTTTGATTGTAACAAAGAATGGTACCCTAATACACCTACTCCAATAGCTCTATGATTTTTAGCAAATCTGTAAGCCCTTTTCATACCTGGAAGGTTTTCTGATTTTATAATAAACTCCTCTAACACAGCGTTTAAGAAAAGAGTGTATGTTTCAATAGCATCTGTAGCTGCAATCTCATCCCAATGTAAAAGGTTAATACTACCTATACAACAAACAAAAGATTCAAATTCATTATTAGGTAATTGAATTTCAGAGCACAAATTACTATGATTAATAGTTAACCCTAAATCTTTATAAGGAGTGTTGTTATTAGTATTGTCCTTAAACATTAGATAAGGGAAACCAAATTCAGTTCTTTTCTCAATTACTTTTGCCCAAATCTTTCTTTTAGAGGAGTCTCCCTCTTTCATTGAAATTAACCATTCATCTGTAACAGTAATTCCAAACTGTAAATTTTGTATAGGATTACCATCACTTCCTATTTCCAAGAATTCTTCAACATCTTCATGCTCTATAGGAAGCCATATTGCACAGGCACCTCTTCTAGATTCTCCTTGCTTACAAGTATCTATTACTGTATCATAAATTTTAGCATAATGCGTTGGACCATCTGCCTTACCTCCTGTAGATATAGCAGTACCTCTAGATCTAATATTTCCTAGATAAGCAGATGTTCCTCCACCATATTTAGACATTAAACCTATTTCTCTTGCAGCATTTAATATACTGTCTAAAGAATCGTCTACATTTGACCCATAACAACTAATAGGCAATCCTTTATTTTTACCAAAATTACTCCACACAGGGGTAGATAAAGAGTAGAACCCTCTTTGCATATAATTTTCAAACTTAGCTGCAAACCCTTCTATATTTAGAATTTTTTCTGCAGTGTAGGCAATGTGTTTAATTCTTTCTTCAGGAGTCTCTGTAATGTACCCTCTACTTAGGAAAGTTCTGCTTTCCTCATTTAACCAGTAATTTTTTATATATTCCATATTTTTTTATTTAAATTTTATTTTTATTTTTATATTTCCATATAAATCCTATATGAGATTTATTAGTACTAAAACAAGTCATCTTCTGTAATTGATTTAGTTTTTTTTGAATAATCGATTGATTTTTTGTAAAAAAAGTCCCCTTCTTTAGTAGAAGTTATCTCTACCTCAAACCACATTGTTTTCTCAAGTAAGTTGATGTCAGGACTGAAAACAGGATTCATTCCTATTTTTACAAGAGAGTTGTTAAACCTGTTCATAATAAAATGTTGAATAACTTCTTTAGATAAGAAATCTAATTCTCCTTTTTCAAATATCCAATCAAGTACTTGACACTCAGCTATAAATGCTTTTTGACAAGCAGAATAGACTAAGTTTTCAAATTCTTCATCAAACCATTCTGGGTTCTCTCTTTTAATAATATTAATTATTTCTACTCCAAAATTACCATGAACATCTTCTTCTTTACTTGTTGCCTCAACTACATTTGATATACCTTTAAAAAGATTTTTTTCTTTATTAAAAGACATCATAATTAGGAACTGACTGAACAAAGAAACGTGTTCTATAAATAGAGAGAACAATAATACGCTTTTTGTATACATCTTGTTGTCCTTGCTTCTAGTGCCATCTAAGTATTTAGTAAGATAATTAATTCTATTTTTAATAGCAGGAACTTCTATTAAGGTTTCAAACTCTTTCTGCAAGCCTAAGACATTTAATAATTCAGCGTAAGCATCTTTATGTCGAACTTCCGAGTTTCCTGAAATTAAAACTTTATTATTATATCTAGTCACAATACATCCAGTAGGAACTGTAACACAATAGATGTTACCATCATAATCTTCAATAGTAGGTGTATATGTTATTGAGGAATAAGACTTTACATTTACAAAACTTATAGTATGAACATCTTTATAGGAATCTTTCCTATTATCTGTTGAAGTATTCATATTAGTTCTATACCCAGCTAGAACACCTATAGCCTGCACCTTATCAGCACATGATTTATTGGTGGTGGAATACTTTATAAGACAATTCTTTGCATTCCCCTTCCCTTCTAGTTTATAACCATCCCATTCAATCAATTCTTCAATAAAGTTATTGCACCACTTTTCAGACTTATCTGATAAATCAACCCAATCAAACTGTTTTAAATCATAATCAATAGGAAAATCTATCTCATATTTTACATATTCAGGTCTTGATGCATTAAACTCTCTATAAGTTAATCCTGATTCTAAAATAAGATTTTTAAGTCTATTTTTTTTCCTATCTTTTTTAACAGATATTTCATAAGTATGGCTATTTGTGTCTAAACCCCTTCTTACCTTCTCATTATTTTTATCCCAGAATCTAGCAGACCCATCAGCTTGAATGGCAATTCTCAATCTTTCAATGGGGGTTAACACCTCAACACCATCATTAACAAATTTACCAGAAAAAGGTAGTTTCATATCACTATTAAAAGCATTAATATCTTTAATAGCCTTTTTTATAATATTACCACTCCTTGTTTTGTAGTAGATATTATGGTTGGGGGTTAGTAATGCATTGTATGTTTGGTTCTCAATCCTATGCATCTTTCCCTTGTAAGGTTCATTAATAACATTACTTGGTAAAACAGATGTCATTGTATTGGTTTCTAAATCATATTGAATAACTTCTGTATTCGTATCAATATCTTTAAAGTTAACCCAACCTTTGGGTGTTAGTATTTCAGTTCCCTCACCATGGCATTCTGCAAAGGTCATACCTACATCCCCAATTTCAGTTTTAGGCATTCTTTTATACATATCTGCCCAAAAAGTCTTTACTTTAACCTCTATCTGTGCAATAGCTAACATTGTTCTTTTTATAGCCTCTCTTTCAGAATCATTTACTTGTATTTTAAAGTCATTTATATCTGACGTAAAATTAAATTCGGACTCTAGCCAATAAGAATGTCTTATAGCTTTTTTATACTCCAAAAGCTCAGGGTACTCATAAGGCAATATATTTTCCCTAAATTGGAAAATATTCTTACCTAATTCTTTGTCATTTTGCGTCATTTTTTTATAATTTTTTTAAAGTTAATAATAAATTTTTTTATAGAGTAAAAAAGGGGTTGCAAAAGTATAAATAAATTTTTTAATTATTAGATATATTTTTAAAAGCATTGTTGATTAAATATTTTTCACAATTAGGGATTTTAAGTAAAAAATCTAACTCATAGCTATAACAAAATTTCTCTTCTTCTAAATAAGTAGAGAAGAATCCTGATTCTACAAAAAATAAATGTGCTGATTCATGAACTATAGCTGATGCTATGTTATTTATACTACCCCCACTTACATCATAAGTAGATAGTATAATAGTGTTATACCCCTCTATGGTGGAGAATTTTAGATTTGAAAATCCAATGGTTTTACAGTGCTTTAATAAAAGATTGTATTTCTGGGAATCATATTTCTTAATCAAGATTAAGGCAGAATCCACTCTGTTTTTCCAATTAGGACCAACATCAGTAATTTTTATTTGACCAAAAGAAGA